AAGTTATTAGTGCTGGAAGTGGATATACATCTATCCCTACTGTTAATATAACTGGTGGTGGTGGAACCAGTGCGTCAGCTTACTGCCAGATGAATGGTTCATCTGTTTTGTATGTAGATATAATTGATCAAGGAAAAGGATATACATCTGACCCAACTATTACATTTGGAACAGAGTGGACTTCTGGTGGCACTGTTCACTTGTATGATCAGATTTATTACAATAGTAAATTGTATACTGTTACTGCTGTATCTCAAACAAACGCAATTCTTGGTTCAACTGGACCATCTCATACAAGTGGTAGCGTTGTGAATGGACAGGCTACACTAACATTTGCTGGAACACCTGCTACTGCCACATGCAGTAGAAAATTTGGTTCTGGTTATACAAAGGCTCCGACTGTTAGCGTTTCTATTGGAACTGGATTTGAATATTCTCTTTATACTGCTAAGTCTAATGCTAAATTGATACCAGTTATTTCCAATGGTCAAATAGATAGTGTTACTGTAGTTGATGGTGGTGTTGGTTATACTACTGCTGCAATAACAGTAAATTCTACAAGTGGATACGGAGCGTCACTAGCAGCAAATCTTGCTGTTGGTAGCATTCAATCATTACAGGCTAATAATGAAATTCTTTCTGTGGCTGGTGCTATAGATGCTATTAAAATTGTTAGTGGTGGGTATGGATATGGTACAGCCACAGTAAATATTATTGGCGATGGAGTTGATGCTGCTGCAGAAGCAGTTATAAATCCTATTGATGGGTCTATAAGTAAAATTAACATAACAAACAGAGGTAGTGCTTACACATTTGCCACTGTTGTTATTACTGGTAATGGTTTTGGTGCAGAGGCTAGAGCAATTATGCCTCCATTTGGTGGACATGGAAGAAACTCTCCAGATGAATTGTTTGCTAGAACACTAATGTTCTACACAAATATGTCTAATGATCTAAACCAAGGACTGAGCATCAATAACGACTACAGACAGGTAGCTATTGTTAAAAATCCATATGCATATGGTACTACAAATAGATTCACTTCTCTAATAGGTTCTGGATGTTTCGTGGTTCAATCTGCGATTAATACAACTCTATTCCCTAAAGACTCTTTAGTGTTTATTAATAGAGCAAATATCTGGACTAGTAATACTGCTTTAGATTCTGGGGATCAAGTATACTATGGTGAAAATCTTTACTTAGTGACTGAAGAAGGAACTACAGGTTCTACTGGACCATCTCATACATATGGAAACTTATCTAATGGATCTGCAGTATTAATGTATGTTGGTACACCGAGAAGATATTATCGAATTGTAGTGACTTCTCCAACCAGTGTATTGTTGCAATCTTTGGATAACGATACTCCTACTGTTTCTGATACATTACTAAATAGTAACAGTAATTCCTTTAAACCATTGGCTGTAGGTTATCCAACTGTAGATAAATATTCTGGTCAGCTAATGTATATTGATAATAAGGCAGGATTTACCCCATCAGAAAATGAGACTGTAACATTCAGAACAGTCATTAAATTTTAAGATAAATAACAAAGAATCCATTAGGAAAAAGAGTTAAGAATGACTATCAATTTTAATACTGAGCCATATTACGATGACTACGATGAAACTAAAAAGTTTTATCGAATTTTGTATCGTCCATCTTACGCAGTTCAGGCACGTGAACTTACGCAAATGCAGAGCATCGTGCAAAACCAAATTAGTAAACTTGGTACACATGTGTTCAAAAATGGTTCGATGGTTATCCCAGGACAGATATCTGTTGATACGAAAATCTCTTATGTTAAGTTAGAGTCTACTTACAATAGTGTATTAACTGATGAATTGTTAACCACATACGTTGGTAAAACAATTTCTAATACCAATAGGTTAAAAGCCCAAGTCATCTACTATGCTAGATCAGATGGGACTAATCCTCCAACATTATTTGTAAAATATACAAATTCTCAAACAAATAATAATACAACGAAGGCGTTTACTGCTGGAGATGTTTTAACTGATACAGCAGTCGGAGCTACATTATCATCAGTTCAAGTTTTTGCAACAGCACCAACTGGAACTGGATCTATTGCTCAAGTTCAACAAGGTGTTTATTACATCAAAGGACATTTCGTTCTTCTAACTGAGCAAACTATTGTTCTTGATAAGTACAGTGATTCTCCAACTTATCGTATTGGTGTTTTAGCTGAAGAAAGTATTGTTATTCCAGAAGACGATGAAACTCTTCTTGACAATGCACAAGAATCTTATAACTATGCAGCTCCAGGTGCTCATCGTTACTATATTGATTTAATCCTAACAAAAATTCCATTATTAACTGGTGCTTATTCTTGGACTGCAAATACTAAAGTTGCAGTAGGCGACATCGTTAAGAGTGGAAACCTTTACTTTCAAGTAACTATTGCTGGAACTACCAGTTCAACAGCACCAAGCCATACATCTGGCACTGCTTCAAATGGTAGTGCAAGTTTACGATATGTTCAAACTTACATAGCGTCACTGGATATTGATTCAGATTCTAATTTTATTGAATTGCTCACAACAAATTCTGGATTAGTTCAACAACAAGTTAATACAACTACATACGCTGAGATTGAAAAAACTTTAGCACGTCGTACATTTGATGAATCTGGTAATTATACTGTTAGACCATTCCACATCGATGTTCGTGAGCACAGAAATAATAATCGTGGCGCATGGGTAACTGATGTTGCATATTTAATCGGTGATGTTGTAACAAATGGTGGTATAACTTACGTTGCCACAAATAATGCAACATCAAAAACTGTTGCTCCAGTTCACACTACTGGAATTGTATCAGACAGTTCTACCACTGGTGGTGTATCGTGGGAATATAATTTGACTCCATACTACAATCGTGGTATCTATAGTCCAACAGATGGATCAAATCCAGGTAGTGACGATAAACTGGCTATTGGTTTAGAGCCAGGAAAAGCATACGTTCAAGGTTATGAACTTGAGAAGATTGTTACTGAATATGTAACTATTGATAAGGCACGTGATTCCGTTCAAGTAAATGATAGTTATCTAACTACACCAATTGGAAATTATGTTCTAGTTACTAATATTAATTCTTTACCACCATTTGATTCTACAACAGGAATGCCAGCAGTAACTTTGTATAATAGATTCACTTCTTCAGTTGGAGTTGCACCATCAAGTGCAACTGTAGTTGGTACTGCTCGTGTTCGTGGTATTGAGTGGGATAATGGAACTGTTGGTACGCAAACTGCTGTTTATAAAGTTTATCTGTTTGATGTACAACTCACAACAGGATACGATTTTGCCAGAGATGTAAAATCATTCTACTTTAGAAGAGATACTGGAGGATCAGCCGATCCACAATTATCTTTCACTGCTGATATTAAAGAACTAACTACTAATTTAATTGGTTCTGGAACAACATACAGCACTTATCCAGGAACTCGTGGTGCATCAACTACCATTTATGGTGTTGGTACTGCATTTTCTGGTGGAACCACAAACCCAGTTGCTAGCCCTGCACTTAAAGTTGGTGATTATATTTACGTTGGTTCTACATCAAATCGTCGTAGAGTTGTTACAATCACAAACAACGAACAAATTACTGTTGATTCTAATGTGACTGTTGATGGTGGTATTATTAGTCTTATTCAAACTAATGTACAAGAACCACAAAATGATTCTTTAATCTATCCTTTACCAAATTATGCAATTAAATCAGTTCGTGCAGCTGATAATACAACTTTAAATATTATTTACTATGGTGTGCAATATTTAACTGGATCGACTGGTTCTGGTTCAGGTGGAGTTTGTACTTTACCTCTAACAACTTCATCAGGTGTGTTTGCTGATCCTGCTGAAACTGATAATTATATTCTTGTTTATAATGATGGTAGTGCAGGTGGTGCTGTAGTTAGCCCAACATCATATACTTCTGGTGGTAGTTCTTCTATTACCTTTACGTTACCAGACACTTATGCCAACAAAGATTTTATTGTTATGGCAACTGTTAAGAAAGTTGATATTGGAGAAAAGAGTAAAACTTTATCTTCTGCAACGGTAACTTTAACAACACAAGCAACTGCATCTAAACCTGTATTATCACTTGGTAAAGCAGACATTCTTCGTATTAAATCTGTTAAGATGGATACTGGAACATATGCATCACCAACTGGTAGTTATACTATTGATATTTCAGATCGTTATGATCTAGACAATGGTCAAAGAGACACTCATTATGATCTTGGTAAACTAATATTAAAACAATCTTTTTCTCCTCCATCTGCCCCAATCACGATATCTTTTGATTGGTTTGAGCATGGTACTGGAGATTATTTTACTAAAAATTCATACCCGATTGATACCAGTATTAAAACTAATGATGTTCCATCTTATGATGGTTACTCTCTTCGTGATGTTATAGATTTCCGTCCAAGAATTGGTGATGGTGGTGTAACTTTTAATGGTGCAAATTCATCATTCTCATTATTACCAAAACGTGGACAAGATTTAACTGTAGATTATTCATACTACCTTGCACGTAATGATAAAATTGCTATAG